CCTGGATCGGCACGACGTTTTCCCCGATGATGCCGCTGAACGTCAAGGCGGTACTGTTAAACGTGGCGGTCACAGTCGCGGGTGAGTTATGCACGCCAGGCGCCAGCAGCGGAAATACAAAGAGCACGCCAGGCGGATCTTTCTTCAGCCAGCGCCACTCTTCGCGCATGCCGGGCACCAGCTCCCCGCCCCCCGCTGCAATGCCGAGGTACGCACGGTTGAGGTAGGACAGCACCGTGGCCTGATACTGACTGGTGCCATCCGTGGGTTCCCCAGCCCGAAAGAGCACATCAGTGATCAGGTCGGCGGTAAATTGAAGATTCAAATGATATCACTCCGCAGATTGGCCACCTAATACCCCCCTGGCAAGCAGCCCGCGCTCATGATATTGAGCCGGCTATGCACATCCTGAGGGCTGTTGGTCACCGTATTGAGATCGGCGCTCGTGACCAGGGTGGTGGCGCTGAACGTGGGATTTGTCCCGCTCACGGTTGCCCCCGCGGCCCCGAGCCATTTGCCGCTATTACCCGTGTCCCACAACTTTGCTGTTGTCTTGGTGCCATTCTGGTACAGGTAGAGCACTTCCGCGCCCACATCTTGCCCGTTCAGCCCTGTACCTTTTAGTGTGGTGGCAGTCGTCGGCACCCACACCCGACAGTTCCCCATGGGATTTGAGCCAGTAATTTCGTTGGTGATATTGGCATGCGTCGCGGCTGGCGTAAAGGTGCCACCCGTGGAGCCCATCACGGCGACATAATTGGCGCCCCAATCTTCGAGGTTCACTTCGTCGGTATAGAAGCCCCATACCGTAGGCGCAATCGAGAGCACATTCTGCAAGAACATCGACCGTGGGGCGGTGCCAGGTGTACTAAGGGAGCTGGCATAAATATACCCACGCTGGCTACCAAACACGGTGCATTGCTCGCAGCGCGTGTTCCGTCCAGCTCGCATATAGAAGCCATACGTGCTTGGGCTCACAATCAAATGGTCACGGTAGAGCATATCTACGGTTTGGCCGCCACCAGACTTACCCTGGGCCAGTGCGCCAAAAATGCCGCCCATAACAATGTTGCCATAGAATTGATTATTCGTGCTGGTGCTCGATGGCTCTGGCGAAAACCCATGGCCGCTATCTTCGCTGATGTTGCTTTCGGTAATCCCGCCACTACCAGGATATTCCCGAGCGCACAAGTCGCCTTGTGACACAGTGCCAGAAGGAAATCCCCCAGTCGCATCCATATACCCACGACTATTGCAGTAATTCAGACGGGCAATCGTGCGGCTGCCGTACTTGGTCACGAGGCCATAGCGGTGAAAGTAGTAAAATTCATTCTCGATGAATTGATTGTCATGCGACGCCGTTGTGGTTGAATCGCCGTTTTGGAACAGTGACATATTGCCAAAGCGATTGCTGTGGTGTGCCAGATTCCGGTAGAAGCGCAAATTATGGGAGCTGCGGATTTCCACGGTACTAAAGCCTTCACCGCTCCCGTCGTTGTCCCGCGAGCTAAAGCGAAGCCCATTGATATGCCAGTAATTGCAACTGGTAATCCGCAAAGCAGGCGTCAAGCCGTTGGTTTTGAGCCAGGCTAGGCGTTCATTGTCCGCTTGTAAGGTAATAGGAGCACTGGCGGTCCCATTCAGCGCATTGCCACCACTGGCACAATTCAGATTGACAAAGTTGCTGCCGGTAATATTGTACGTGCCGTCTTGCAGAATCCAGGTTTCGCCAGGACTGGGACGGGGTTCGCTGGTGCTCATCAGTCGAGATAAGGCACACGGCGACCCACTGCTACAGGTCGACCCACTGCCCCCCGTTGAGACATAAAACGCACTGGCCGCACTGGTGGTTTGATCACCCACGGCACCAGTCGTTGAAAGACCGACACCATTCACCGCATAGACCGCGGCTTCGTAAGCCGTACCCGCACTCAAGCCCGTTACGGTGGCACTGCATGATCCACCAGCCATCGTGCCCTGGACGCTTGGGTCCGTGCCAAACGTGACCGCGTTATCATTGGTCAAGTCGTACACCACATGACAGGCACTGATGCCCGTTTGGGCATCTGAGGCTGTCGCGGTGACGGTAAAACTCGTCTGGGTGACATTGCTAAACGCGACACTGCCGACACTGGGCGCGGTGTTATCCACCGGTGCGGCAGGTAACGCAGGCCCCGCCTCGCAGACGCCCCATTGCGCCACATCGGTGGGGCTGCTGGTCAGATTAAACGCCTGCTTATACTTCATCGTGCCGCCCGTCACCCGCTCTTGCTGGCGAAAATCACACAGCCATTGGCTCCCTGTGGCTATGGCGACAGGACTATCAAAGCATGCCTGCATGCGGCGTCGATCACCCGAGGTGGATTGCGAGAGTGCCAGATTCGCCAGGTCTGCGGTGGTGCTGAACACGCCGCTAGGCCAGGTGGCATCGTACTTATCCGCCTGTGGGCTGATGCCTAGTAACCAGGTATTCTCATCTTTCACTCGATCCAGGCTCGTCATGCGGAGATAGGCAAATACCGCCTGGTAATTGGCGATCGCCGTGTCATCTTCGGCCACGTCGACCCAAGATTGATTCGCAAGGGTTTCTTCCCCCCGCACACAGATGCGATCTGGTGTGCCATTCTTCCACACCGCGGCAATGAGCATATCCGCTGCGGGTGTCGTGCTATGCCCGGCCTTGGCCACAATGCTGGCCCGGTCCCATTGAGCGTCATCAATTGTCGGCTCATCCACCACCTCATATAGGGCATAATTGACTGTCACCCCAGCATCGCCCCCAGGCGATACCGGATTGGCGTTAGCATCGGTGGAGCAGTACCAGCTATCGAGCATCACTGATGGCTGAGTCAGGACATAGAGATCATTCCCACTCGTAAACGCGAAGTCTCGTTGCGCGGTGTCGTTAATCGGGACGGATGAGCCTTCATTCACCCGCTGCAGGTTTTCATCGGCACGACTGCCAATGCGCGTCCAGGTCCAGTCCGCCGCCACACCACCGTTGAAGAGAATGCTTGCCGCCGTATTACTGGGCACTGGGCCAAACGGGGTCTTGCTCAGCCAGGCAATGCCCGTTCCTTTAGCACGGAGCCAGAGATAATTGCAGGTGGTGTCAATTTCCATGGCAAGCTGGGTCTGAAAGTCCCGCGTGCCGGAGAGCATCCCGAGATAATCACCACCATCGGCCGTGGTATCGACCACCGAAGCCCAGCTCCCAGGATCAAACACCGCATCTTCTGCGGCGGCGCAGCGATGGGACGTATCACAGACGGCCCACACGTCAACCGGTGTCGGCACATAGCGCCATTTCGCGGCATGGCTCATGGTCGGCATGAGGAGCAGTAAGATCCAGGCGATCAGGTAGGCCATGTTCTACTCCCCTCCCACGACGATACGCACGCTTTGCCCGACGGCCGCTTTGACCGACACACCAACATGGTCCATTTGATACGTCGTGGCATCCCAGGAATAGTCCATCCCTACGCTCGCGGCACCCGTTTTCGTGCTCGCAATACAGGTGATGTTATTACTGGCTGTGCCGTCAGTGGTTACGCTCAACCATTCTTCGACCTGTGGACTATCCGCGGTCGGTGTGTCGCCACTGGAGCCCCGGGACAGATTGGAAATCACCAGCTCCCCCGTCGCACTGCCCACACTGATGGCTGCGGAGTTCGCATTAAAGCCCTGCGTGATCGGCGTCCCAAAGGGGTTGCCCAGGTTGACGCCTTGGAGGGTGATGCACCCAATGGCCCAGCGATGGTTTCCGCCCGTGCCTTCGACGGTATTGCTCCCCGTGGTCGGATTGGCGAGATACCAGATTTCGCTGCCGTTACTACCGCCACCATCGCCGCCTTCGTTTTGTGCCAGCTTCGACAGGCCCACGGAGTTGTAGGTAATGCTCGTGACATCGGTCAGGCCACGCCGGCAGACACCGCAGATGAGCAGCCGATTACTCCCCGTTGCGCCTGAGTCATGCGCAAAGCTGACCGTGGTACTTTGTACCGCCCCGGTGTTGCCGGCATTCGACGTGCCCACTTCACTGGGGGCCGCGGCAACGGCCAGCGTGGCCCAGAGGACCATCGCGCACAGGATGAGGACCGATTTAATTGATCTCATAGTCAATACCGATCGTGCATGTTTTGCCTGCGGTCGGCGTATTCGTGGTATCCAGCAACAGAGACTCACCTGCCACAAAGACATTAGCCGCGGTGATCGCCTTGGGAGCATAGGTGGCGCTTTCGGAGGTGCAGGTCGGATTCGTATCGGTAATGGTCAGGGCATTGCCAGCCCCATCTTTCAGCGTAAAGGTCGGCAGGGTGCCCGTGACATCACTACACCGACACCAGATCGCAGTCACCGTCGAGGCATGGCGGAAATGACCGAAGGGTGTGTTATCATGCGTTGCCGCGACGTCGATAATGGTGATATAGCGCTCTTTCAATGCCGGTGACACGGTGATGGTGCTTCCACTCGCGGCGGTACTCAGCCCCTTCGCCCCTATAACGCTGATATTTGTTGGCCCTGATGCCACGACAGATCCGGTATTGCCATCGATCTGCATGATGGCGTCGTCATTTTCGCCAATCAGATGCCAGTTTTGCCCAACGCCATAGCAAATATAGGTATCGCCCAGCGTCGTCGTATCACGATAGATGGCCTTCTCGTGTGGGCACGAGCCAGACGACGGAGCCCCTGCCCCATTCAGCAAAAAGCTTCCCGTCACGACCTCGGGATTGAGCAGCTCGCCATTTTCGTCCAGGCCCGCCGCCCCGCCAGGCGTGCCAATGGTGACATCTCCCCCGGTGCTGGGCGGGACATATTGCACCTGGCCCCACAGTGGCAGGCTCGCCAGGGCCAGGATGGCCAGGAGGGCGCTGAGCAGCGCCAGACGACGCATCAGCGACTCCCCCCATGGCCTTCGAGATACGCATTGATCGTCCCACTGGTGTACGCCGTGATGCGCACCTTGACCCAGCGCACGTTGATGGTCATCATGACCACCTGGTCCGTGGTAATGTCGGTCGCGTTGAGCTTGATGCCGTGGGTATTATCGGCGGGCTTCGTGGTGGCGTTGCTCCCGTCGATCTCCACCGTGGCCGTGGTAATCCCCGCGACATGCACGCTCATCGTCTTGAGCCCAGAGGCGTCAATCCACTCCCCGTCTGTCGTGGCCACAGCAGAGGTGAGCATCTGGGCGCGGAGGACTGTGGTCCCATTGACGCTGATCGTCGTGGTGGCGATCGCCCCGAAGGCAGCCAGCGGCCACCACAGCACCAGCGCCAGGAGCGTGATCAGGAGCCTATCCACGGCGCGGGCGCCCATGTCCATCGGTGGGATTCTGCCACCCCACGGCATGCAGACTGGCCGGCGAACACTTGCGCAGCTCTTCGTCGAACCAATCAGGGAGTTCGTCTTTTGCGATCTCATCGCCCCCCTCGCCATACACCGCCCCCCCCTGCAGCCAGACCGGCGCGGCATCAGCCCCGCACAGGCGCATGGCGTAGCGCGTGGCGACAAGTTTATTGATCGGAATGCCGCCCTCTTCGACGGCGGCAAACTCGGTGATTTTGGTTAAGGTGAATGCTGGCATTGAGCCGTGACTCCTTTATAATCAACTATTTATACGCCTTCGGCTACCCAGTCGAGCGTGATGGCTGCTGGCGCTTCGGATGTATCGCACTCCAAAAGCGGGCCTCCGGCCGCGGTGCCTTCCTCTTCGTAGGCCAGGAGTTTGTGAGCGCTCTTGTTGTAGGCGAACATATAGCTCACGGTGCGGGCGTTGTTGCCGTACACCACGAGCGAATCAATAAAGCTGTTAAAGCCAAAGCTGGTGATCGCCGGGAGCGGGATCCCGGCCGTGGGATACGTCGGCCCCCCGCCCGCAATCGCCATGGTCCCGTAGTGCCGTTTGGTCTTGCCGAGCTTCAGGCGCTTGGTCACGGTGACCGTCACATCGCCGGCTACATAGGCTGCCATGTCGTGCCCTCCCTTAGGCTGTGGCCACCATGGCACTCATGTTGGCGGGCTCCTCGGGAATGACCTCCACGAGGAACACGATATCTGCCAGATCGCCGGCTCCTGTGACGTCGGTCACCTGGCAGACGGCCTCGGTGCCAGGTTCCATGATCACCGGAGGATTGCAGCGCTGATACAGGACCGCGCCCGCCGCCAACCCGCTGGGGATGGTGAGCGAGGCAATATCGCCATCGCCGCGCCCGGTATCGCTCTTGAACGTCACCCGCTTATCGACCTTCAGCACCCCCGCTGCCGCGGCGGCGTTGTGATTCAGCAAGGCCACCGCATGGATGGCATGCTTGCGAAAGCCCGGCGCCCAGGTGCCGCCTGTGACGTCGGCGGCACTGTTCAGGTCGGCGCCCTTCACCACCATGACTTCGTAGGTGTTATCCGGCCCCATAATCTCTATCCCCTTGAGTTATAAGCTGCCCACATGGATAAGATTGGCTTCGCCAGCGTTCGCCGAATCTTCCCACGGCATGCGCACAGCGATTTGCCCATACCACGCCACCGAGTTGAACCGGCCCGCTGCGCCCCGTGGAGGGCTGGCGTACAGCTCAGGCGTGCGGCCCTCGATCATAGCCAGGGCATTGGCGCCAAAGCACACGCCTTCCCCGAGCACAGATCCGGTGCCGACTTTTCCCAATGCGGCCGCATGGTTGGTGCGGACAAAACGGAGGTTGTCGATCTTGCCGACTTCGCCCTGATATTTGGCCTGTGGATCGGTGTACTGATGCCAGATTTCCCAGTCCGGGTCATTCATGATGCCGCGCAGCGCCAGTTGTCGGAAAATGCCCAGATACCCGCCCCCGTCGACCTCTTCCATGTGGTAGGTGTCATACATGAGGTCGACCAGTGCGGAGGCATGGTAGACGTTCATGTTGGCGGTGGATGCCGCGCCAAAGGTGCCGTTGGTGGTAAAGTTACTCGTGGCGGCCCCGGTGATGGCATACTTGAGCTTGCCGAGCTTGGCGGCCGCAGCCGCAATGGTATCGATCGCCAGGGTCATCTGCTGGCGCAGCTTGCGCCGGATGCCCTGTTCGAGCCCGATCATGCTCATGTCGCGGCTGAACCCCGTAAACGGCACCTGGCGCCCGATTTCCCGCAGCGTCAAGGCAATGGTGCTCATCGAGAAGGCATCTTCGGGGATGTCCTGGGTTTCCGACAAGTAGACGCTGGTCGGCTCGGCCAGGTTACTGATGCGCGGGATGGTGAGCGATTCCCCGCGCCGGGTACCGAAGCCAGGCGTCATGTCGATATGTTCGACAAAGACGCTGTCGGCCATGGCGGCGTCAAGAATCTGGCTGGACACTTCATGGCTTTTATACGTGCCCGAGGGGGCGTCAAATTCCCATGTAAAGTTCGGCATGGGTTATCCTCTCTCCTATTCCGCTTGCCGACCCGCCCGCTGTCGGGCCTGGCGTCGGCGTTCGATCCATTGACTCATCGTCATAGGCTGGGCGCGGGCCTGTGGCTGTTGTGGCGCCGCCGCCCGCCGTCCGCCTTCGACGGGACGTCTGGCCTGCGGTAGCGTCTCCGCGGGCGCGTCGGCTTCCCGACCACGCCGGGAGATGCGCAGCAGCTCGCCCTTGGCCTCTTTGGCCAGCTCCGCGAAGAATCCCCGCATGTCCTGGCTGTCCGCCCACTCCGGTTGTTGGAGCAATTCCCCGGCAATGGCCCGGACGAGCCGTTGCTCATCGGCCAGGTCAGGGTTGTCTTTGTAGAATCGCCCCCAGTGCTGCTCTTGCTCACGTTCGGCGCGATACCGGGAGGTGAGTTGACTCGTGGCCTCCTCGATCGCTTCACGCTTGACGCGCATGAGGGCCTCTTCCGGCGCTTCAAAGATCCGCACGCCATAGTTGTAGCTGTCGGCCTGGGGCTGTGGTGCAGCCGGTGGTCGCTCCATCTGGCGTTGCCAGCGGCGCAGCTCGCCCACTTCGCGGCCTTGCTCACTCAAGCGGCGGTTGAAATCCTGCTCGCGGCCCTCCAGGGCTGATGCAAGCTCGGGGTCCACCGTAAAGGATCGCCCATTGATCGTGATGCTGGTCCCTGCCGGCGATGCAGGGGGCAGTGGTTCCGGCTCGGGGGCCGAGCGGTCTTCGGGGATCTGCTCCGGGGGCAGCTCAGGGTCATCCCCCCCCATGCGACTCGCCATGGATGGGGGCGTCTGAGGTGTCCGGTTCCGTCCTTGGGCCATCGGGGTTGCTCCTCTTGGCTGTGCCCCCTCATGGGGGGGGTCCGGGCCAACAAAAAAGGGCTGACAGGCCGCACACGCTGCGGTCCATCAGTGCTTGGGGTGTCCAGTGGGGCGACTTACTCAACCTCTTCGATTGTCTCCGCTTGAAAAACCAGCTCGAGGACGCCATCTTTCGGCACCCCCAGCCTCCGGGTCATCACGCCAATCTCCATCAATATGTACGCCTCAGGAATGCCCAGCGCCGCAATCAGGGCGGCGGGGGTAATCTCTTCCCGGAGCACCCGCACTACCTTGGCTTGTCGCTGGCGTGGTTCATCCATGGGTCACCCGATAGTGTTCTTTGACCTCAAAGCTCTGGATCTCGCCCCGATTCAAGTTGAGCAACACTTGCCCGGTGATGCCGCGCATCAGACTTTCCACAATGCACTTTTTCACCTGGGAGGAGAGATGTTCCGCCAGGTATTCATCCAACGTCCGCCCGAGCGTGGCCAGTGTGGTCATCCTTGCCTCGCTTGTTGTTGATCGTCCTTCCCGAGCCGAATCAGCCGGCCGAGTTCTTTGCTCACGGTGTCCACCGCCACCAGCGTGGCCACAAGGGTGAGCGCCATCTCCAGCGTCAAACTGTTGGTCCGAAATGCGGCCATGAGCGCCTGCACCGCCGCGTCGGATTGCTTGGTCAGGTGCGGCCGGATCCGCGCCATGAGATATTCCGCCGCCTGCCCCTCCGCAATGTAGTCTCGATCCAGGTCGACCATTACAGCTCCACCTTAAGCCCCGCGGCCGTATAGAGCGTATGGCTCCGACCTTCCGCCTTGCGCAAGTCCTCAATGATGGCGGCCTGGATGGCAATAACATTGCGCAGCGCGGTGATCAGAAACTCCCACCGCTTGTTGGGATCTTCGACGCCATGCCGCCCGTAGTTGTTGTTCCACCACACGGCCAGGTCATCATACTTTTGCTCGGTCGCTTTGCTCATAGACTACTAAATCTCCGTGTAGTGGATCCCTTCGCCGCCGTGGGCGCTGATCTTCGCCACATACGAACAGCGCAGGCAACGATAGACGTTTTCGTGGGCGGTGGACGAAATGCAAATCAAATGGGCTTCCCCGTTGAACACGCAATCGGTGGCCGCCTCATGAATCACCCGGTCAAACTGCCAGCGCTCTTGCTGGCTGAGGGCACGCAACACGTCAAGCATTGAGTCGCCCTCCGGTCGCATCAACGGGGCTCACGACACGCAACCCATGTCTACCCATATAGCTCAGCGCGTCGTCGCGGTCAGAGGAAAACATCCAGTGCCGTGCGCCTCGCAATTTCTCCGCGAGATGGTCCTGACAGTGGGCGCAGCGGACATCGAACCACTCGGGATCCTCGCTGGCCCGAGTCACAAGGCCATCCGAGCTACTGATCACCACGACGCCTTGGCGTGGGTCATCCGACAACAACTCGCAATGTCCACACTGGCACATAGGTATGCCCACTAATAGCCTCCTCCGGTGGGTAGGCGTTCCGCGGGCAGGTTGCCAGGCACCCCAGCCGGTGCAGGCATCACGCCTTGTGGTTGCCCCTGTCCGCCCTGCATCTGAGCCATCATTTGCAAATTCTGCTGCATCTGGGCTTGCTCCTGGGCGTCGGGCTCCAGGGTGCTGGGGTCCAGGTTGACCGACTTGAAGAGATGATTCCAGATTTTACTCGGGCTGTAGCGCTGCCAGAACGTGAGCCCCATCATAGGATTTTTACTGGCCAGCTCTAAGATCGCCATGAGCTTCTGGAAGTCACGCACCCTGGCGACAATGGCACTCAGGCCCGTGACCTTGAATTGACACCCTGCCAGCTCGGCAAAGCGTTCCGCGGGGCTGAGACTGGCCAGGCGTAACGCGGCCTCTTGCCCGATCGCCGCGACCATGGCCTCTTCATCGAATTCATCCAGGTATTGCATGGTATTCGACCAGGTGAGGTGCAGGGCCTTGCTGATCGCCTTTTCCGCATCTTTGATCATCCCGTCAAAGAAGTTGGCGCTCTGGGCGGAGGCTTCCACCACGGCGGTGGCGGTGGTATCGCCGCCAGGCGTCTGGCCGAGGCGCACGGCATTGACCTGCGTGGCGATTTGAAACTCCTGATCGGTGAGCTGAAACGCCGTCAACGATTCGGGAGGCACCTTCCCTGTGACGACCGTTTCGACGACCTTGACGCCCGCGGGCGTGCCTTCTTTCATGACCAGTGTGTCACCGGGGGCAATCCCATCTTTCACCTGCCGTGGATCGTCCAGGAATTCTGGGTAGAGCTGCTTGACGCCCCAGACGCTGCTAATCCCCCCGTCCAGGATGAGGTTGTACAGCTCATTTTGGGCCAGGTTCAACGCGACCGCATGGTCAAAGAGCGCCTTATGCCAGACGCTGAACGGAATGCGCAGGAGAGGCCGGCTGACAAAGGGGCGCTCGCCATGCCAGTAGGGATTTGGTTCTGGCGGCCTGATCAGATATTTCCCATTCGCCATGGTGCACACAATATTGCGCTCGGTGTAGCGTCCGCGCTCATCGAGCAGATCGCCCCAGCACTCCAGTAACACTACGCGCTTGCGAAAGCTGGGGGGCTCTTGACGTTGCTGGTCCCGCTGCTGCTCGTTGGTGCGGTAGGCCTCCTCTTCGTCCTGGGCAAAATCCTCGTCAATCTGCTGTACGATCGCCGGATCGTACACCCCGGCATCCGCCATCGCTTGCACGTCGGCCAGGTCGCGCTCGACTTCGTGCATCTCGTACAACCCACGCCCGGTGGGGTCAGGCAAGTAATCCTCTGGCGCAACCAGGTCAATCACCGCTCGCCAATGGGACACTTCCCGCCGTACCAGGTTCGACACCATCTGGGCCACGATGGACCCATCAGGCATAGTCAGGTATTCATAGCCGCGTTCCGCCCGGAACACCTGCTTGGTGTCGTCGACCCCATGCACTTTGAACACCATGAGGCTGCCCAGGAGCGCCACCGTGACGGCATCAGCCACCAACGCAGGAAAATCCTCATCGGCGTTGACGCCGTTGTTCGCGCTGTCATCGAGCACATACTGCAAGAGCTTGCGGGCCTGCTGATCGTTCAGGACGCGCTCACTGCGCAGATCGGTGGTGAACCAGTCGCCAAAGTCGGTCAGGCCGCGCTCGATAAAGGCGCCAATCTGCTCTTTGGCCATGGCCACCTTGGGCAAGAATTCACGGCTCTGGCCCTTTTGTTTGTGGCTGAAATCCTGCTTGCCCATGAGCACATCCCAGTTGCGTTTCGTCAGGATGAGCCGTTCTTTGCGTGCTTCCTGGGCTTCCGTCTTGTACGCCTGCATCGCCATGAGCACCGTCAGACTGGCGCCCTGGACCACGGGGGCGTCGTTGGTCATCGGAGGTGCCTGGCGGCGTCGACGTCTTGCTTGAGCCATTAGGCGTCTTCCCACCCCGCACGCGCGGGGTCTGTGATCCAGCCGTCGACGGGGTGTTGCGCCGGACGACGATCGTCAACAAGCTCATGGGTGGCGTCAATGACCTGTTCGTCTGGCCGGCTCCGAAGGCGAATGCGTGTCGTCACCACATCACCCCCCCGTTCAAGCATGCCCATACCGCGCTCCTGGAATCACGACCGGCTTCCGCTCGGCCTCATGCAAACATTCGCCACACAAGCCAATCGTCACGGTGGCCCCCTTGAGCCGCACGCCACAGGTACGGCAGCCGGCCTCCGGGTGATACGGCTCCACACGCACCATCACAGGGGGTGGCTCAGGCGCTGGGGCCCAGACCTTGACCTTTTTAGGTGCGGTCGTGCGTGTTCGAGGCATCACGCCCCCCGGGGCAAGAGCGCGCTCAGGTCCACATGCACCCGGCGATGCCGGTTGCCACAGACCGTACAACGATCGGTCGTAAAGGGCATGCGCGTCTCGATGCGTTCCAAGTTGAGCACGTCCTTGCAACACTCATTCACCCCCGCTACGTCCGGCGCGGGCTTCAGTGGGCCGGATTCAGCGTGAGGTGCCGACGCTCGCAGGTGTGACATTTGACGATCTCCATGCCATCATAATCCACCCGCAGATCCTCGCTCGCCGCACAGCACGCTGGCAGGTTCGCGAGCCGCTCTACGGATTTATTCCACAGGGCGGTGGCGTAGTGCTCATCTCGATCCCAACAGAAGGCCCCGCACGTCTCACAGCGCACTTCCCACACATCCGCCTGGAGTGCCGGCAAGATGCGCTGCTGAATCCGGTCGCGCTCTTTGGTATCTTCGGTGCGCGCAATCTCCGCCCGGAGCCTGGCTACGCGATCGCCACTTGTCACAGGGCTGGCGCTCAACCCGCTCTGGAGCTCATCAAGGCGCCGTTGGTAGGCCTCCCGCACCACCTGGCGATGTGCGCTCGGCTGCGCGTGTGCTTCGCCCCCACAGGGGCATGGCAGTAACATAGGCGTCTCCTACGCAATCGTAAGTAGCGAAGCCCCAAAGTCAATTGTGAAGGTTTCTCCCGCGCCCACGAGGGTGATCTCTGAGCCATAGTCGAACCAGGCCATGAGCGGGTCTGATGCCGCCGTCTCATTGAAGATCACCACATAGCGAAACGGCCCGAATCCAGCCCCGGTCCCGGTGAACACAATATCCACGGCGGTCATCGTGCCAGTCCCGCTGGTTTCGGTGTAATCGTTCTGAATGTCGGCCTCGGCATAGCCATTCTGTTCGGTAATCCCGGCCAGGTCGGCCTTGACCGCATCGGCGCTGGCGCTCGGCGTGGCATTGCTGAGATACGCCTCGAAGGTATGCCCGGCTGCGTGAAGTTGATGGACACCCTTCCCGAGCTGCTCGACGAAATCTTGAAATTTGTTGTACGTCGCCGTCGCCATGTCCTATTTCCCTCGCTGCCACCAAGGACGCCCACGCCACCGGCGCCGCTCCGGTTCTGGTTCGCCCATCATTCCAAGCAGCCGCAACCGATGCAGACGCACGGCTGACCCTGATAAGCCCCCCTCCGGTGTTGCCTCCTCGGAATACACCAGCGTCACGGGTTGCCCCACGAGCACATAGGCGCCGGCGTCCGTCACGAGACGCCGCATGGCCAGGAGGTCGGCATCGCTCCCCGTCAGGCTATACGCCCCCGCCTGGGCTTCCAGGATGCGGATCAGCTCCAGGATGATATCCTGTCCACTCAGGCTATATGCCCCCGCCTGGGCACTCAGCACGCGCCCTAGTTTCAGTGTCGTGCTCTGTCCCGTGAGCACATAACTCCCGGCTTGCGCGGCCAGGAGGCGTGTGAGTTCCAGTAGACCATCCTGCCCGGTCAGGCTGATGGCCCCTGCCTGTGCCCCCAGGAGGCGCGTCAGTCGCAGCCCGGCCGTTGCCCCGGTGAGGGCATACGCCCCGCTCTGAGCCTCTAGGACGATGCCGCCAGGGATGGCATAGGTCAGATTGACATCTTGCCCGGTGAGGCTATACACCCCCGACGCGAGCGTCAGGAGACGCGTCAGACGCAGGCTTGCATCGGTCCCGCTGAGGGCATAGCTCCCCGCCTGGATCTGCACGGGATAGCCACGTGCCAGGGACACGCTCTGACCGCTCAGGCTGTACGCCCCTGCTTGGGGCACCACCAACGCCGATCGCAAGAGCCCTACGGTCGCCCCGCTCAGACTGTAACTGCCTGCCTGGATCGCCGCTACGTGCCCATTCCGCAACCCCACATCCTGCCCCGTCAGGGTGTACGCGCCCGCTTGCATCTGGAGAGGATAGCCGCGGGCGAGATTCGCCGTCTGGCCGGTCAGGCTATAACTGCCGGCTTGCGCTCCCAGGGTCCGCGTGGTCCGCAGCCCCACATCAGCCCCCACGAGGTTATAACTGCCAGCCTCTGGCACCAGCTCACGCCCATACTCCAGGGAGGTATCCTGGCCCCCGAGGCTATAGCTTCCGGCCTCTGGTGTGAGCACGCTCCCACGGCGCAGCGTCACGCTCTGCCCGGTGACGGCCACGCTCCCCGCCTCAAGGGTCAGCGTATACGCCTGGAGTCCCTTGGATGGCCTCCACCGCCGACCAGGGCGGCGTCGAACGGGCGTCCGGCGAAAGAGCGTGGGCATCGGCTACTCTTCCTCCAGCCAGAAGGTGCCCTGCGCGGTCATATCATCCGCTAGGGTGGTCTGCATGCGCACAATCAGCCCCTCGCCCTGCTTGGCCTTGGGCGCAAAGCGCTCATCGGGCGCCCACCACTCAAAGGGACTATTGCGGTTGATCCAGCCAAACTCCATCAGGGTCACAGCCGTGCCGGTGGTCGTCGCCACCGTGGTGCCGTTCACTTCAGCCGTACACCCCGCCGCGACATCTGCCGAATCCATCGGCGCCGGCGTCGTGGCCGTGCCGTTGCTACTGGTCACGGTCGCGGGGAGGCGTAAGACAGAGAAGCGAAGCCCTTCCTCTTCGGCGTCCTTGACCTCGCTGATTTGACTCAACATAAAGCCCCGCAGCTTAACGGGCTTATCATCGGCGGGCAGCACCTCCAACCAATCCGTATCGCCACCCGCGGCCGTCACGGTGGCACTAAACGAGACAGTATAGATGCGCCCCATCTCCCCTACCTCCGCGCAAAGAAGCGATACGGCCGACGTCGTGCCGGCCTCGAGGTCGCTGCTGCGCTCGCGGCTTTAAAGCTCGCAACACCTGTGAACCATGTTCGAGGCGCAGCGCCAGTACCAGCGACTTTAGTACCATTACAGGTTACACTAGCCGTCGATGAGACAATTTTGTAGCCCAGATTATACGCTTGGCCGGTGCTATTTGATTCATTCTCAGCGGCTTGCGTAAACCCATCACCTGTGTCTGTCGCCATGGCATAGGTATCGCCTGTATGACTATGACTGAAAAAGATAATTTCATCAGCTTGGGATAGGGTGCCTGTGACAACGCTAGAGGTATAACCATTTTGATCAGTAAACGCCCCTGTATTGGTGACTGACACATCACGTTGACTGCTTGTGACTGCGCCGCTGACTTCGGTTAACGCCAGGTCAATATCTGCTGAAGTGCCAGGAGGATTACAAGTAACTTGTGTACTACCAGCACCGCAATTCGGAAAACTATGAAGATAAATCTCGCTATCGGCGTCACCGTTGATAAAATATCCAGTAGTGCTATAGCTACTCCACGTACCATTGACCGGATCACTGATGGTCGGTTCGCCAGAGCCGCCACCGTTAAAAATAGCGCTATGCAGCACAAGCAAATTCCCTGCGCTGACAGTACGGGTTACGCTCGCGCTGTTAGCGCCACCCGCTCTGGTAGCTACAGTTGTGCCAACGACATCCTGTGCCACTAACTCACCGTGACGTATTCGCCATTCAGGCCAATAGACTTAGTGGCATTCGTATTCAACCGACCACGAATGAACACATGCCGCGCATATGGTTGCCCTTCGAGGTCTTGCCAGTAGGCTTGAATAAATGGCAATTCGCCATTCTTTGTTCGTGAGCCACCCACGATTTCCGCGTGATAATTATCGTATGTGGTAAAATCATTGGACTCTGAAACATGAATTTCCAGGGAACAAAAGAAATCAGGATCATTCCATTGTGCGTCGGTCACAGTGAGCTGAATACGAAACGACATCAGATCGGTGATTTCAGCGGTCGGAGACATAAACTCACCAGCCTGCATGGATTGACGCGCTTTGATGGTAATCGTCCGCGTGGTAGGCATCAGTCAAGTACCTCAACGGTGACATCCATCGGCAGATGCCGCACAGGAGATTTTATCCCCAGCAGCCGCTGGTAGGCATCCATCGCCGCGGCCATATGCTTGATAAAGTCCTGGTTGATCGTGTCAATCTCGCTCATCCGATCACCGCCACCTGAACGCCTTGCGGGGGATGGATGAACACCGGTGCGGGAATGTTGACCGTTGGCCCCAGGGCCAGAGCTCCCAGCGGTTGCCCATTCACATCGATGAGCTGCACGCTGCTCTGATAATCCCCTGGCGTCGTGACGCCCAAGAAATCCGCAAAGAGCGCCGTCAACGGGGCATCCTGGGACAGCGGCCCAAACGCTACCCGAAAGTGATCTTCAGCCGGTGTTCCCGGTGCCACTTCGACCGCCGGCGCGAGCCACGACACACGATAATTCGGCATGCTAGCCTCCCCTCCGTCTCGATTTCGCCCCCGCCGCCCGATAGCACACGAGGCACATATCCCGCTCCTGAATCGGGTCATACGCGAAGCTACTGGCCCAGTGCCCGCAATCCCGCAGCCGCTCCTGGGGCTTCTGTTCGTCTGCGACCAAGCCCCAGTCGACCGATACCACGGGGTAGCGTGGGCGCTGGCGCTCGACGTACCAGGCTTGCAGGCGGTCCCACCACTGGCGCACCATCACAGCACCTCTTGCACAAACAGGCCCATTTGCACTTCGCCCGTGATATTCCCCACGAGCACACAGCGCAGCCGCTGATTCTGACTGACGGGAATTTTACTCAAGAGCGGCCAGTCGTCATTCCGGTTGGCATCCGTGGCGGCAAAGCGTCGGCGCTGGGAATTGATGTTGGTGTCGTTGGCGGCATTGCGGAGCTGCAGGTCGTATACCACCGCGACGCTGGCACTCCCCGTGACGCCGACGAGATAGTAGCCGCCTTTGATCGCGCTGAGTTCCCCACTATCCACGAGCACATCCCCGTTACTGGGGTTGGTGAGGATCGTGCCGCTATACCATTTGCCAATCAGCGCCGTGGTCATCGCGCCACCCCATAGCCGGCCGCCTTCACCTGTACGGGTGCGGTGCCCTGTGGCCGCATGGCTTTCACCGGCGCCTCCGCTGTCACCCAGTAGGAGAGGCAGTCACTGGTATGCGTCCGACGGCTGTAGGGGTCTTTCTGGTTGTAGGTCTTCTTGAGCCCGCCCCGGGGATCCGCCAAGACTTGCTCCAGATCGGTAATCAGCTCCTGGCACTGGGGCGACACGATCACATGCGTGGCCCCGGTTTCATCCCGCAAGGCTAGATTCATGGCGTTCACCCGGTCCACCTCTAAGGGATTGGCGGCGGGCACTTTCATGCGTAACCGGGCGCTGTATGCTTGCATGAGCTTCAGCAGCATCGTATAACTCGACTTCGGCGCGTCCTGGGTCAGATGCGAGCGATTGCCCCCGTTTGCATCGCCATAAATCCAGATCTCGTGTGGGTGGCGAGGGTAGCGCTGGCGGAAGGCATCCACCTGGTCTTCGATCACCCCTTCATCGAGCACGATCTCATCGTACACGCGGAACAGGTTGCCATCCCGTTGCCCCAGCACCGTACAGAAGGGGCTCACGTTGAAATCCCAGCACCAGCAGAGCGGTTTATAGGGCGAGAGGGGTGGCTGCTCCCGCACATGGATGGCTCGGGCAAAGTTCCCATACGCCACCGCTCCGCTGATGCCAGGGATCAGTTCCCCATTCAGCCGAATGCGGCGGGCCAGCGAGCCCAAGGGATAGCGGGCTTCCAGCCGGGCGATTTCTTCGCCACTGATAAAGGGATTATCGTAGATGCTGGCATTAAACAACCCCACGTCGGTTTTGCGGCCTTCGAGAATGGGCGCGATAATTTCCGAGTACACCCAGGAGATCGTCTCGACATGCCCCTCGGGTGGCAGCAAGGTCGCGGTGGCAAACACCCGCAGCCGACGCCCGGCCCCCACGCGAATGGTGGCTTCCTCGTAGTGCTTCTTGGGTGGGGGCTCATCGAAGGAAATAAAGTCCAATCCCGCGCCCGCGCTCTTGCTGGCCAGCGCCTCACAGCTCTTATACACCGCGACCGACCCACTCTTGAGCCGCAGCTCCTGATCGCCTGGCCGCCATTCCGCAATCTCTCTGGCCGGGATGAAGGGCTCGGGCTGTCCCGGCTTGGTGTGCCCGTTGTCGAACAGGGCCGGCTGCAGCACGTCCCGAATCACGTTGCCATCCAGGCCAAAGATCCAGCCACTGGTGGCGCGGTCTCGTACCTCCAGACTGGTGCCATCGGGGAGCGTGCTATAGGCGCTGTGAATGGGCTCGATGCCTTCGCGCAAGAGCTTTGCCGTACACCAGCTATTGATCGCCGTCTTGCCCCAGCGATTCGAGCCCACGGCCCAATTCTCCCACTTGCCGCTGATCTCGGGGTGCAACACGCTGTCGGCAAAGGGGCGCTGTTTCACCGTGGGCTGGAAGTGCCGCATGGGGTCGCTGGCCTGGCGTTGAGCCAGAGTGAGACTGGCGATGCGCTGAAAGAGGGCAATCTCGTCAGGGGTGGGCATGCGGTTTGACCTCTTGGGCGTGACAGGCGCTGCAGAGATACCACGTCGGCACCTTGACCGCTTCGGGCTCGTGGTAGGGCAGCTCACGCCCACAGATACAGCAGCGCACGGTGGTCGTGTCGTCTGACTTTTCTGCCGTCGCCATCACGCGGCACTCCCCGGTAGAAGCTGCAAGGCGTCGTCCTGGCGCCCGGTGCTGAGCGCGTCCAAAAAGGCGGACAATTCCAGGTCACTCATCATAATAATGGCCTGGATATGCGTCTGGGTAATGTTGAGGTCGATGGTTTCTTTCGGCTTGCCCCAGAGGTGCTCGGCGAAAAACTTCTCCATGTGGGGCGCGTCGCCGGCCTTGAGACGAACCTTCAGAGCCGCTAGATACTCGGGGTCCAGCAGGTGAATCGAGGCGAGTTCCTTGATGGGCGTGACTTCGAGGGTGGCGCGATGCTTGGCGCCCTTGGGCTTGCCAGGATTGCCAGCCGCAAACCGACCGTTAGCGGTCCGATTTGCGTCGGATTTAAACCGTATTCGTGCGGGTTTTTGCGCAGCCAAGATGCACCACCGCCATGGTGGCGGCGTTCTGTCCCTACTTTATCAGACACTTATACCATATGCAAGATAATACCGTAAATTTCTTTATTCCCCCCTTGCGCACCTGGTGATGACGCCGGCACCACGCATCAGCCGACCTCATACACCATTTCCTTATGTTTTGTCATGTATTGTCATAGAACAATTCCACTTCTGGATATATCCCATACATTATATGTGCAATATATTTTTCGTTCGACTCATAATTCCCCTTGACTTGGTTCCCTGACTGCCACATATTAGGGTAGTCATCAGCTTAAATCATAGCACTAAAGGGGATCGATGGCCATGTTTGACAATAAGTTGCTGAACATTCCGGTTGACAAACGCACCCATCAAATTCTCCGAGTGCTGGCCGCAGGCAGAGGCCTGAAATTGCGAGAGATACTCGAAGAATTTGCCAAACCGTATGAATATCTCCTGGCGCCGTTCGAAAAGCCAAACGGCCATAAATCAGTACTGCCGTCCCACGACCAGGACGGCAAGTAGGCTCCTGACACGTTGCGGTGAATTGTGCCCAACACACATCACGACTATTGCCCGATATTGCACGGACCTGACAAATGCCCAAACTCGTGCGCGTGCCCGCAAGGCTATGTGTACCTAGGGCGCCAGGCGTGGATTGTCGGCCTGGGGATGTCAGGAGCCCAAAACCATCATATCGGTGCACAGGCGTGGCGTCTATATGCCCCACGTCAGGCAGGGGCCCCATCAGCGTCTGGCGGCGTTTACGGGCCTCACAGCACCAGCGCTGGCCTGGTGGAGGGGCATTCTCTCATGTGTAAGATGGCGATGGGTAGGCCATGACGACGATTGCCCTCCGACCGTATCAATTGGAAGCCATCGAAGCAGCCGAGAAAGTGCTGGCGCAAGGCCATCATCCGGTGCTGGCGTTGCCCACCGGGGCAGGTAAAAGCCTGGTGCTGGCAGAGATCGCCCGGCGCCATGATGGGCGTGTGTTGGTGGCCACGCATCGGCAGGAACTGCTGCAGCAGAATATCCGCGCCTTGGCGCAGCTCTCCGGCCTGGAGTCGGCCGGCATCTATTCGGCCGGCCTGGAGCGACGGGAGGCGGAGGCACGGGTGGTGTTCGGCGGTATCCAATCGATCTATCGCCACATGGAGCGCCTGCAGGCGTGGCGACCGTTCTCCCTGGTCATCGTCGATGAATGCCATCTGGTGCCGCCCAAGAGCGCCAACGGGGCCATGTATGCCCAGGTCTTCGCCGCCTGCCCAGAGGCTCCACGAGTGGGGTTGAGTGCCACACCCTACCGCTTGGAAGGCGGACAGGTCTGGGGCGAGTCCGATAGCTGGTTCGATGTGCTGGCCTATGAGGTTGGCATCCGGGCTTTAATTCCCGACTATCTGGCGCCGTTGCGGGGCATTCTGACCGCCCATAATGTCGACGTGGCTGGGGTGCGCACGCGCCAGGGGGATTATGTCCTGAGCGATCTCAGCCAGAAGGCGTGCGATCAAGATCTGGTCGAAGGCGCCCTTGATGAGCTGTGCCAGCTGGCGCAGGCGCGGCGCTCTTGGCTGCTCTTTTGCGTCGATGTGGCCCATACCCGGCTCGTCACTGAACGCCTGCAGGCCCGCGGCATTGCCTGCGACCTGATCACCGGCGACACGCCCAAGGATCAGCGCGCCGACATTCTGGGCCGGTTCGATCGAGGCGAGCTGCGGGCGCTGGTGAATTGCCAGGTCGCCACCACGGGCTTTAATTTGCCCGATGTCGACGCCATTGCCATGCTGCGGCCCAGCCAAAGCAAATCCTTAATCGTGCAGATGATCGGCCGGGGGTCCAGGCAAGCGCCCGGCAAAGAGGATTGCCTCATCGTTGATTTCGCCGGCAATCTCGATCGTCATGCCCCATTGCATGAAATTCCCTCCATCGAATCCTCCCCCGCACGCGAGGCCCGAGACGCCCGAGAACGCCAGAAACGCCAGGAAGCCGCCGAACGCCTCAAGCAATACCAGCACAGTACCAAAGCCTCCACCCGTGACCCATTTGGTGAGGATCAGCCCGTTGGCCTCGTGCGTGGTGTCCTGAAAGCGATCTACGAGTTGCAGCCCAGCAAGAAGTATCCCGGCAAGCAGAATCTTGTGGTGTCGTATCTGCTCGACGGGCAGCCCAAGTGGGTGCGCCAGTGGGTGACGCTGGAATATGAGGGTGGCGCCCAGTGGTATGCCCGGCAATGGTTCGCACGTCGGGGGGTGTCAATGCCGAGTACGGCGGCGGAGGCGTTATCCCAGGCGCATCAGGGGCGTTACCCGACACCACAAGGGGTCGTGCTGCTCCCCGAAGGCAAGTATATGCGCATCGTCCTTGAGCATTTTGGCAGTATCCAGGACGTGCGATCCTACGACGACGACACCGAGGATGCCTATGCCCACGCCGACGATTGATCTCGGGATCACCGAGCGCTTTTTCGAGACGATGCTGGGGCCAGACTGGGCCAGCGAGACGCTGATTCTACAAGCCTTCGACGATGATAAGGATCGCATCCGCCGTGAACGCCGGATTGCCAAGATGAAAGGCAGGCCCTACCGATCGCCTCGAGCGCATACGGCTGTCGGTGTCTGGGCACAAGTCAAGGACCGCGCAATCTCCTGGGCAAAAGATGGCTGCTGTGTTTCATGGGCCATTCAGCGCTTTGAGGGTAAGCGACGCGATCACCCGGACTATTTCCGTGGGATTCGCTGTGTGGCCCTTGACTTCGATACGCCCGATCAGCCGTTGCCCGAGTTCCCGCTGACGCCCCATGCTGTGGTCGAGACGAGCCCAGGGAAATATCACGTCTACTGGCGTGTCGATCTCAGCCGAGAGGCCTATGATCGGCTCATGCCCGTCCTCATTGATCGGTATGGCGCCGATCCCAATGCGGCTGATGTGTGTCGGGTCTTGCGCTTGCCTGGGTTTCCACACCAAAAGAAGGATAGCCAAAAGGCGCTTGAGAAGTTACCCACACTCGTCACGGTACGGACCACGACGAATGGACATGTCGATGAGCCCTTATCTCTCTCGGTCATTCACGCGGAGGCATGGCCGATTCCGACCGAAGAGCCTGTACAGGCCACACGCGCTGGAAATCATCTGAATGGTCAGCCTGGGTCTTCGCCGGCTAGACGCAAAAGCTATCCCGCCATCCTCCCGAGTGCCGGCCCATTCGACTTTCCGGCCATCACCAAGGCGCTGGCGTGCATCCCCTCCGAAGGGCGCCAGACCTGGCTCACCGTGGGCATGGCGCTGGCCAGCATCAGCCATCCCCGAGCTCGGCTGCTGTGGGACGATTGGAGTCAGCAGAGCGACAAGTACGACCCGGATGATCAGTCGCGGACGTGGGATAGCTTTAAAGAGCATACGGCGCGGGTGTCGGAGGAGTCGGCACGGGTGGGATTGGGCACCTTGTTCCATCTGGCCCGGCAGCATGGCTATGTGCCCGATGCCGCGGCGAGCTGGAAGCGTGACCTCATCACCACCCGCAGTGGTGAGCCCACCGAGAATGTCACCAACGTCTGTCTGTGGCTGACCCATGACGAGACGTGGCAAGGGCGCTTCTGGTGGGATGCCGTCGCCAATGTGCCGATGTGCGACGATGCCGTGGTGGGAGATCAGCTCGTGACCGATATCGCGCATTGGTTGGGGCAACAAGCCCGGATCCCCATTCGCTCGCTGCGCCTGGTGGAGCGCTGCATCACCGCCGTCTGTCAGCAGACCGCCCGTGACCCCATTGTCGAATGGCTCGATGCCCTGCCGCCGTGGGATGGCATCGAACGCCTGGAGTCCTGGCTCGAAGATGTAGCCGAGGCGCCAGGCAGTGCCTATGGCCGAGCCGTCTCCCGCCTGATTCCTGTGTCCATGGTGGCCCGCGCCAAGGCCCCAGGCTGCCTGTACCGCTATGTGGTGATCCTCGAAGGCCCGGAGGAGAGCGGCAAGAGTTCGCTGGTGCGGGCGCTTGGGCAACGCTGGTACGCCAATATGAGCATGATGCTGGAGAGCAAAGAGAGTCATATGGCGATCCAGGGCGTGTGGGTCGCCGAGTTGACCGAGCTGGATTCGCTCACACGCAGCGAAGAGAACCGCATCAAGAGCTTCCTCACCATGACGCAGGACGACTATGTCCCTAAGTATTCGAATACCCGCGTCAAATATCCCAGGCGTACCGTCTTTGTGGGAACCACCAATGAGCAAGAATACCTCAAAGGGCTCTCAGGCAATACGCGCTTTTTACCTATTCCTACTCGTGCGATTGACGTGGATCTGTTTGAAGCCATGCGCGAGCAGCTCTTTGCCGAGGCGCTGGTCTATGTCGCCACCCATCCGCAGCAGTGGTGGGACGTGCCCACGGCGGTCAAGATCGAGGCCAGCCTGGAACGCGATGTGCGCCGGCATACCAACGAGTATGAGGAGCGCATCGCCGAATGGTTGTTGCCCCTGGTCGCCCAGGGCAAGCAGCGGGTGAGCTGGCCCGAGATCGCCGAACAAGTCCTCAAGATCACCAGTCCCGAAGCGTGGAAAGATACCCGCCTCCTGGCCCAAGTGCGTGCCGCTATGCGGGCCTTGGGATGGGTGCGGAAACCCGTGCGTGATGGCCTCATCACACGGCGCCTGTGGATCAAAGCCGACAGCTCCTAGCTCATCTGCCGTAACGATTACAGTCTGTTACGTTTTTCACCTTCCACCTAACACCTGGATTTTATTCACATGTTACAGCGTTACGTCTCGTTTCAGTCCTTTTATAAAACCGTATCTCCAGGGGGAACCATGTATAGGGTAGCCATATGTCATATGGCAGATACCGTATATGGCAAATGGCAGACATTTATCCAAAGTTGTACACACTTTTCTCTTTCTTCTGTAACTTCTAGTAACAGTGTAACAAGTAAAGAATATCAAAGAGTTAGAGCGTTACACTCGACTCGGCAGCACTGTAACGGAGCGTAACAGTGAGGAAATACCCGATGATCGAATGGAAACAGCACGATGACGAGGATGCCCCGTTGCGTCCTGAGGTGGATGCCTGGATTGAGGCGTGTGAGGCAGCATTGAGCTGTCACATCGCCGCGTTGGAAGCCGAAATCGCACGGCTCACGGAAGACCTGCGCCTGTCTCGGCTGGCCGTCGAGGCATGGACCGATAACTCGAATGCCTGGCAGGCTGAGGCAAAAGCCCTGCGCCAGCCCTGCACATGCAATCCAGTGGGGATTGGGGACGCATGCAATGGCTGCTGCCATGTACGAAATGCCCTCGGAGCGTACATCAATCGAGCGATACCCTGGACGCTAGGAACGGAATTGTTAATGGCTTTTGACGCCGCCGTGCAGGCGGTGCGGGAGGGACAGGGATGAGTATCATCGGCAAGACAACGAATGGCACCCGCAACATTGTGGTGCTCGATGATATGGGTGGGGAGCGCATCGCCGTCGAGGTCACAGGCGGGCGTATCGGGCTGAACCAGGCTGAGCTGGAACAGATGGTGGCGCACTGCCACACGGCAATTGCTTTGCTTGCAGAGCGGGCCGTGCCGGCGGCGCGGGAGGGGCGATGACCGTGACGCTCAGTACAAGAGGCTTCTGGCGTTGGCTCATGCGGTTTGCGTACCGGCATTGGGCACTTGGCGAGCCCTTTAAGCCTATGGGCATTCCAGGCAATCGTGACCCCTGATGACCCCTGTACGGCCTATGCGCCACGCCCTGCACAGTGGCAAGATTGGCGGGATTGTGAAACCGATGGCCATTATCTCTGTCGTGAATGTGCTCATCGAACCACCGCCGCCGTGCAGGCGGTGCGGGAGGGACAGGGATGAGCGTCTACGTCGATGATGCCAGGATTCCCTTCGGACGGATGGTCTGTTGCCATCTGTTTGCCGATACCGAGGAAGAGTTGCACGCCATGGCGGCGCAGATTGGCCTGGACCGGCGCTGGCATCAGCAAGGCGCCCTCGCATACCGTCGAGCACCCGCCGCGCCATTGCCTCAAGCTGACGACGCAGCCTCGTGAGTGCCTGCGCTGTCAACGGGCCTTCGAGAGCTGGGGTGCGGCCAATCGGCTATGTGAGCGCTGTCGCCATAATGACGCGCAGACGGACCCAGGACCGGACGCGAAGCCGCTGCCGTACCTGTTCAAGGAGACGTGGGGGTGGTGAGGCTAGGGCATTCCCGAACCTTTCAGGGTCATGTCATTGACACACTGCGCCAGTTACCGGAGCAATCCGTGCATTGCGTGGTCACGAGTCCGCCGTACTGGGGGCTGAGAGACTACGGGATCGAGCCGCAGGTGTGGGGCGATGGCGCGAAGTTCTGTCTTGGCCTTGAACCAACTGTCGAGCTATACGTCGCGCACATGGTTGAGGTGTTTCGGGAAGTGCGGCGAGTGCTACGGGATGACGGGACGTGTTGGGTAAACATGGGGGACTCGTATGCAGCGAACCGAACATACCAAGTCACAGATAACAAGCACGTCGATGTTGGGAATAACGGCGCGTCACAAGTACCAGCAGGGTTGAAACCAAAAGACCTGATTGGCATGCCATGGCGACTCGCCTTCGCCTTGCAGGAGGATGGCTGGTGGCTCAGGAGCGACATTATCTGGTCGAAGCCGAATCCGATGCCAGAAAGCGTCACTGATCGGCCGACGAAGGCTCATGAGTACCTGTTTATGCTGACGAAGCGCGAGAAATACTTTTACGATGCCGAGGCGGTGCGGGAGAAGGCAGTCTATGGCGAGATGCGGTCTAAGTTTCGAGGCGACGGTGTCTATGTCTATGGTCGTAGCTTCGATAACTCTTCTGGTACGAAGACGAGCACGGCTGGCATGGAACGTCCATTATGCACGCATCGTAACCTCCGCACCGTCTGGACGATTTCCACGCATCCATTCCCAGGAGCCCATTTTGCCACCTTTCCACCGGCACTGGTCGAGACATGCCTGAAGGCTGGCACCAGCGAGCAAGGGTGTTGCGTCAAGTGTGGGGCACCGTGGGTTCGGGAAACAAAAAAGACTGGCGAGAGACAGACGCGATGGAGTGCATCAAATAGCTTGGCTATTGTTGTTGGTGGAACCCACAGAGAGCGCACGACACAGAATGTCATGACGACAACACAGAATGTCATGACGACAACCGGCTGGCGCCAAACCTGCCGCTGCGACACCAGCGAAACCGTTCCCTGCACCGTTCTTGACCCGTTCTTTGGTTCTGGAACCACAGGAATTGTGGCGGACAGGCTGGGACGTGCGTGGATTGGCTGTGAACTTAAACCGGAGTACCTGGAGATTTTCAGGACGCGCATGCAGGCCGACATCGACAAACGTAACGCGAAACCCAAGCAGCAACGCCAGCCGAAGGTATTGGCAGGGCAACTAGAGCTGTTCTCATGAAACCGAATAGTCACCCCCTGCCGTACCTGTTCAAGGAGGTGTGGGGGTGGTGACGTTAGGGGCGGGGTTTGCGGGGGTGAGGGCCAGGCTTCTGGCGCGGGCGATTCCAGGCGCGACTGGTGCACGAGGGGCAGCGCTTGGGGGCGCCACGCTTCCCGAGAAACCATTGATAGCCGCACTTCAGGCACGTCACAAGCTCTCGATGGGCGTCTGGTGTCATGACGAAAAAATCTACCATAACCCCTTGACGAATGCAAGGCCTGTAGGTATATGTATGGTTGAAAGTTACGACCACAACAACTCAAGGGAGACACCACCATGACCGACACGCAGCCCAGCACCACCATCGAAGAGATCTACCGCACCTTCGGATCAGCCCAGTCCGCCCGCACGCACTTTGTGTCACGCGGCTGTCAGTGCAGCGCCATTCAGCGCGACGGGCACCTGTATAGCTTTACGCGCACCGCCATGCAAGAGGAGCTGACCCATGCTCGATAGCATCTGCAGCATAGCCCAGGGCTATGTGGAATATTACCAGCTCTCCATGTCGTGGGACTATGCCCCATACGAATCAGGACTGGCCGCCTACTATGACGTGTTCTTCGCCCTGTGGAACGGCACACGCTAACCCCCAGGCGCCTGCACCCAGCGAACGGGCGGAACGTGTGGTACGCCCACTGCCGCGATCGGCTGAAATGGTGCGGCGCTCGGACCCAAGGCCGAGAAGGAGCCGACGATGAAAACGCGACATGCACTCACCGCACAGCTCGCCAAAACCCAAGCCCTCATTGCCCTGGGGCAACGCTTACTCGCCAGCCTGGAGGCCATCGAAGAGAGCTGCTTTGTCCTCGCCGGGAGCCACCTCCATCAGGCCCTGGGGAATACGCCGACATTCGAGGACACGTTGCAGCAGATGCAGGCGCTTAGGAGCGCCTACCGCGCGGCACGGGACCATGACGCCTAGTCCTGCCGTCCAGCGGGCCATGGGACGGTTTTATGCACGGGTAGCTGCCTTGAAAGGACAAACAATCATGACCGAATCAGTCGCCATTCCTATGGCGGGAATCACACCAGAAGTACTGGAGAAAACGGTGATCGGTGGCGATCTCTCCGGGCTGAACGCTGCGCAGCGCACGGAATACTATGCGGCTGTCTGCCGCAGCCTGGGCCTGAATCCACTGACCAAGCCCTTTGAGTATCTGACCCTCAACGGTAAGCTCAGGCTCTACGCCCTACGGGATTGCGCGGACCAGCTCCGCAAGCTGCATGGCATCAGCATCTATATTGCTAACCGAGAAAAGATGAATGACGTCTATGTGGTCACGGCCCGCGCCAGGGACCGCGAGGGACGCGAAGACGAGAGTACCGGCGTGGTGCCGCTCAAGAAAGGAGGGAATGAGCTTACAGGCGAGGATCTCGCCAATGCGCTGATGAAGTGCGAAACCAAGGCTAAGCGCCGCGTCACCCTCTCCATCGCCGGACTAGGATGGCTGGATGAAACCGAGATGGACACCATTCCCGAGCGGTCGATGCAGGCAGGCCCTGCGGCCTTACCGCTGGCGTCCAATGCAGTGAGCCCCGATGAGATCAACAGCCTTGTCACCCTGGCCACAAGCCTTGGGATTGACGCGGTCACCTTTGCGATCCATATGCGGCGGGTGATGGACCTGCCTGAAGATGCACGCATTACCAAAAAGCTGCTACGGGAGTGTATGACGCGGGCGCAGTACGAGGCAGCATGGAACGAGTACAGTGCTCGCCTGGCAGCGGAAATCGAGCAGGATGTGCCACTGGGAGATGGCATCGAGACGCCAGAATCGTCCCAGGATGTACGATTGGACCCTGACCCCTCATCGGTAGACGCACCAACCGGAGAAGCCGTCACCACAGGTCAACCAGATAGCAAGAATGGGCATGCCAATGGCTTGGCGTCGACAGAGCGCATCAAGGCGGTGATGACGTATGCCGAGCAGCACAACCTGGGCTCGCTGCTGAACGATGCCCTGAAGCGCTGGCCTGATGGCATCAGCACGCAGGCTTTAGAGCGGGTGTACGCCAACCTGCAGGACCGGGTCGAGGCGCAGGGGCAACAAGGATAAGCCACGACGGGAGGAATGCCATGTTTGAAGTCAAGCACCGCTGGTTAGGAACTATCTTGTTTGCCGTCGAGGCCGATTCGCTGCGGCGGGCGCTAGAGCTGGCCGTGCAGCAGAGGGCGGACCTCCGTGGGGCTGACCTCGGGGAGGCGAACCTCCGTGGGGCGGACCTCCGTCAGGCGAACCTCGTGGAGGCGAACCTCGGGGAGGCGAACCTCCGTGGGGCGAACCTCCGTGGGGCGAACCTCCGTGGGGCGAACCTCGGTGAGGCGGACCTCCGTGGGGCGAACCTCGGGGGGGCGAACCTCTGGGAGGCGAACCTCGTGGAGGCGGACCTCCGTGAGGCGAACCTCCGTGGGGCGGACCTCCGTGAGGCGGACCTCGGTGGGGCGAACCTCGGGGGGGCGAACCTCGTGGAGGCGAACCTCGGGGAGGCGA